GAACCTAACTTTCCTTTCCCCAAGCCAGGCTGCATTTCTAGGAACGCCTGAGCCAGTCTCATTAAGGGGCCACTTTGACCTAAGGATGTCGAGTGGAATAACAGGGATTTCCTTTCTGCCATCCTGGAAGGCTATGAATGGACTTGTGAGGTATAGAACATCACTTGCAAGATCGTAATCCAATTTGAATGCCTTGAAGCTAGCTGCGGAGTTAGTTGATCCAGTGTATACGCTCTCTATGGTTGCTGAAGTCGCCCCGCCAGAATGTGATGAAATAATAAATACATCTGCATGATCGTTAACTTTGAAATGAGAGCCAGCCTGACTAGCAGACGGAGCACTACTGAACGTAATAGTAGTCGAATTGTTCGTTACTGCAATTGTTCCAGTATCCGTCACTGGATTTAATGTTAATACTCCTTGATCGTCCTTCCGTAGCCACCACCATACCTCCATTATGCTGGGATCAAGTTCACTTCCCCCTGACCAGATACCCTGATAAGCCCTGTTTAGATATTGTAAGGCTACGCCGTCAAAGTCAGATGTACCATCCGTCGGCTCATTTGCTCTAAACAGTATATCTGTTACAAGATCTGTTCCAGTAGTATAATTAGCCATTTAATTCATCCAAACTCTTTTCCACGAGTTAAGTCCGTGGTCGGCTGTACCTTCTAGCTGCCATCGCATATCGTAGAGATCTGGGCGTATCCACATACGGGTCATCCAATCTCTATTTATAATAAGCGTTTCAATAGGAGTTGTATGACTCCTAGGGCCATGTAATGTAGCCTGGGCTCGACGCCTTCTCCTTCCTCTAGCCATATCACTTAGCTACAATTATAACAGATAAAGTCTTCCCAGTTGTTACTGTATCAAAATGGGGTCGTATCATGCGAGGATTACCTCGGAACTGAAAGAAGAGACCACCTGTTGCATTAGTTGTGTCAATAGCTCCGTCGGTTACGGATCGCATAGTGATCCAAGTAGCGGTATCTGCTGTTGAAGGTGCGCCGTTAGATCCTTCTAAAATAACCCGACTTGTACCACCCGTAGGCCCGGTGATTTGAACAGTCTTATCTGGTAGGTTAGCCGCGGATAGAGGATTACCCCTACCCGATATAGTAGCTGACCAGGTGTGTTGATAGACCCCTCGGGCAATGTAATTCCCGGAGCCTAACAGGGCCGAGATAGCTGTGGTCATGTCCTATTCCTTTCGTACATAGTCAGGGACAGCATCCGTTACTTGTTGCCGAGACCTATACTTTCCGAATTGCTCTTTAATGAAATTCAGGTCTGGAAGCCCACCCTTTGTCCAGTGAGCATCGTCATCATGCCTAAGGGAGAGGATAACTTCTTGTAAAGTCTGCGGTCTATCATCATCTACCTTTTTAGAGGTGGTGCCCGTTTTTGGGGCGGAGTCCTCTGGCTTATCATCCTTAGAAGTATAAAGGCTGTCTTCCGTTATACCAAGACTCTCTAGTCCCTCCTTCGTGGTACTTCTTAGAATAGACCAAACGAAGGTTGGTACTTCTTTATTAGGGATTACTTCACCACCGTCGGAATAGAAGCGCCCACCTTGGATGATAACTGGGGTTTCTCCTTCTTTCACAAATCGCTTGTAAGGAGACTTAGACTGCAATATCATGCGGTTCGTCTCCTCCTCGTGTACATAGTTGTGAACTTTGTCAAGTGTAAGTGGCATCACTTCCTTCCTTTCAAACTAGCTTTACGCTCCTTTTCAATCTTCTTTTCCTTAGCTTCCTTTTCTGCCATTTCGTCCTTTCTATGCCAACCATAAAGAGGTCTAGAAATCTGACCAGTTTGTGGATTTACCTTACATTTATTAGCATATAAAAGAGTGCTTTCCTGTGGGATTCTATGAATGAGCTCAAAGTGACGCATCATACCACATAGGTAGGCAACAGCTTGTCCTCCAAATTCTGACGTATTCCCGTCGGGATACACAAAATCAGCGCCGTATATAGTAACTTCCTTGACGCGGATATGAATAGCATATGCCAACATATAAGCAACTGTATTAACACAGAATATGTCATCTGAAATCGTCTCAACAACATCCGAAAGTGGGTACTCGATAGCCGTCGGATAGTCTGGGTAAGCGGTACTTGTGAAAATCGGCTTATCATGGGCTTTAATCCATTTAGCGTAACTCGGAGATCTCTTTTCAATCCACTTGAAGTCGTCCATGATAAACAGCTTATCATGCTGGAATCCCTTGATACCCCTGTTAAGTGTCCATACCTCATCGAAAGGATTTTCATAGTATTTATCACTCATACATTCACGAACAAATGCTACCATACTGGCACCTAGGGCGACGATGGCAACTCTTTTAGGGCGAGTTAGAAGTGCCTCAACATTGATGCCACCATCGGCCTGGGGCCGACTTTTTCTACTCTTACTCATCTTATTCTCCGTTATTATTAGATAGCGTTGCTACCAGCCTACTGCCTCAACGTACATGACAGGAGCTGCGGTTCCGAAGCCACTCGACGGTTCCCAAGTCGTCGGGAGTTCTACTAAACCAGTTGCAGCCGCCGCATCCGAAGCCGACTGATGATAGCCGTGGATGGAGTGGTTTTCCTGGTCGTAGTTCCAGACGTAATTGTTTACCAAGCCTGCAGCAACAGTGGTAGGCGATGGGTATTGAGTGACGATTACATAATCGACATTCCTAACCATACCCAAAGTAGTCGGTAGGGGGATACCCCCAGATGACGGATAAGTTCCAGCACCAGTTATCTCAAGAACAAGCTTCACGGTATTCCGTTTCTTCTTGCCCTCGATGAACCTATTCTGAACTGTCTCCGTCCAGTGTGTAGCAGTAATCGCCGGCTAGTAGTTAGGTCGCTTTCTTCATACCAGTGACGTTGCCTGGCTCTTCCCACCTGGGCTCTACATAGAGAATAGCCTTGGCATAGACGCCGACGGTCGCAGCCGTGGTAGCGTGTACCTCGACCAACGAACCAGGCTTAATCTCGACATAGTATGTAGGAAGATGATAGATGCTCTTGTGATTGGCCCCACTCGACGGGAGTGAGATCGTAAACAAGTGCGTCGGAGTACCAGCGGTAGAGATATCGGCCTCAAAACGGCAACCTACAGCAGCCCCAGTAAAGGCAGTAGTCGGGCTCTCCATAATGATTGCAGCACCGCGGATAATATGCGGAACAAGGCCTGGGCCCCATTTCGCAGCTATGGTCGTAACGGCGAGATCCATCCCATTCATGACCGCGGTCGCACCTGCGGCGGTCGGGCCTTGAGCTGGAATCATCTCGACTTCGTAGCGGCTATGAACATAAGCCATACTGATAGTCTCCTAATCAGTGGTCCTCAACCTAATCCAGGGACCATTCCCCGTTAGGTGTCTTGGACCTTATACTTACGATGAAGTAACGTGTACTATCCGAGCCTCGCCAGCATTGGCGGTGTCCCAGATAATACCAAACTCCAGGATTCCGTACCAAGCCGCTGCGTTGGAACGACCAAAGTCGTGTCCTACGTTGACCTGTGCGCGGATTTCGGGAGTTAGTACTTCTGCCATCGCAACTGCGTCCTGACCGAAAACAACTCCTTCACCAAGGACGGAGTTAGTTCCCTTCTTACCAAGGGCATTTGCGTGGTTAGTTTCGAGATGGCGGATGTTCTCAATTTTACCAATCTCGTTGTTGTACTTAGCCTGGGGGTCTGTGTATTTATGCCATTCCTCCCAAGCTGGGTCCCTCTTAATACCCCTCATACCCAGGGTGCGGAAGATCGCCATGTAGTCGTCGCCTTCCCACGGTGGAGTGTTTAGAGTATCAAAGAGATAGTCACGAATCTCCTCAACATGGAATACATTCCAGTTGGCAGTTGCCGATGTGCTGGCAGTACCGTCAGTATCGAATGTACCAGCCGCGACGCCTGTCGGGATATACTTAACCTGAGCATTCTTAAAGGGCGTCGATGCCTTAGTGTCGAGAGATAACCTCATCTGATCCCGTAGACGACGTTGGACGCCATTGTCCAGATCAAAGAAGGTAAGATCTTCTGCAAAACTGGTAAAGGGAACAGACCGACCAACCTCAGTCACCGTGATCGAGGTTGTTGAGATCGAATAACTATCTTCTGGAATACGCTCACCTTCCGTCAAGTCCGGAGTGGTAGGCTCAGAGATAGTCGCGATGCGTGTCAAGGTGATAGTATCACCCTTCTTCCTGCCATACCCATCAACTCCTTGAACGAAATCCATGAATACTGCATTCTCAAGGGCAGCCATATACAAGCGCTTGCTCATAGCATGGCTTTTGAAAACACCTGTCGGCGCATCAAGAGTCCACTTGAATTGTGCCATTGTAGGCTCCTATGCTTGTTTTCGTGTTGAACTTTCCCGCCGCTTTTTATTCCGCTCTCGGATAGCGGCGTTCAAGGTCGGTGGGATATGGTCCTGCTCCTCATCTTCTTCTACTGCGGGAGCCGGAGCAGGTTGGGTATCACCCTCAAGTGCCGTAGTGGTAGCGCCTGATTTGCTTCCAATACCCTTTTGCTTATTTGCCAGCCTTAGTATTTCCTTCTGAGTAAGCTCGGCCAGCTTCTTCCTTACTGTCTTACCCTTTAGGTCTTTTAGGACGTCCCAGTGTTGCTCCATGACCATTCTTACGATATGGGCCTCTTCTTTTAATTCAGGAGAGTCGCCGTAGAAATCATCCCAGAATACCTGCCTAGCCTGGTCTTGTTGGTATGCTCCTGTTATCTCCTTTGTAACCTTATCCGCAACCTCCTCGCCGTGTAGTCGGAGAGCTTCGTTTGGATCTGTAAATAGCAACTCTTCATAGTTTACCGGCTCTGTATCCGGGGAAACTTCACGTTCCTGCGGTACGCTTGCCGTCGCTGTAGAATTGGATTGCTGCTCTATACTGTAGGCTTCCGCTGCTGCCTTTGGCATACTGTAAAGAGCGCCGTCGATGGCGACTTCTACCATGTCGTCGGATTCAGGTTCTGTACTGACAGGCTCTTCGTCAACGGAGCGATCAGCTTCTCCGCCACCAATACTAGTATCGGCCTGTGACAGGATTTCACTATCATCCCGTGGAGCTTCCTCACCAGATTCTCGTGTGCCTTCCTCTACTTCTTCTTCAACTGTAGTAGTTTTCTTAACCTTCTTAGCCATTAAAGTTCTCCTTTACCTGCCTTCTTCCTACGTTCTTCTTCTTTGACTTTTTTCATTCTCTTAGCTAACATAGGAGTGCTAAGATCAGTACCTACTACGGAACCTAGCGGTGCAAGTGCTTTAGCAAATCCCTCAGCAGATGCTTTGGACGCATCTGCAACCTGTTCATTTATGTCAGCGAATAGTTTCGGTTTCTTCTTGGGATCGTCAGGGTCAACTACGTGCATATCATTCTCCTAACTCAATCTCTGCGGCTGCTACGCCTTGCCTCACCTTGCTTTCGAGAAAAATTCTGAAATCTCGTAATCCAGCGATTTCACCAATACTACCCCTCAATAATGTATCCGTCAATGTATCGTTTTTATAATGAGCAATTAATTTATCTAATATACTCTCCTCCTGACTTATTAACCACTCCTCAGTTACAGAGCGGATGATTCTTGCCTGTTGTCCTTCTGCTACTTTATCGAGGTTGTCATCTTGTTCTGCCATTCTTAACTCCTGTTATTCAGTTGGAGGCTTTAACTTCCTCCGCTTTAATTCTGCTAGTATCTGGTTTGAGAATACAACTTCTGGAGCATCTTTAGGAAGTAGAGATTTAATATCATCGGGGACTAATCCTCCATCACGCGCCAGCTTCATTAAGCCTCTATCCCCTAGTTTAGTAATATCATCAGTGAAAATGCTCTTAGCAGCTCTCTCTGCAAATTCATCTGCCGTTTCATTACCTGCTCTTACTACTGGACCCTGTATCTTAACTTCCTCAATCCTACCTTCATCGAATGCCTTTAAGATGTGATCCTGCTC